GTGCTGTTCGGACGGCGTATGATTAAAAGCAGCGTGAGAGAAATCACGGAAAATAACGTACTCGAAGTGCTGACTAAGGCGCTTGACGTTCATAACCTTAACCGCAGTGAGATTGACTATCTCTGGCAGTATTATAAAGGCAATCAACCTGTTTTGCGGCGCACAAAAGATGTGCGGCCTGAAATCTGCAATAAAATTGTTGAAAACCGCGCTAATGAGATTGTTTCTTTCAAGGTGGGCTATCTCTGCGGTGAGCCTATCCAGTATGTTACGCGCAATGGCAGTGATGATTTGGTTGGGCAAATCAACACTCTTAACGGCTATATGTTGAGCGAGGATAAGGCCGCGCAAGACCAAGAGCTTATAGAATGGGACATGATTTGCGGTACGGCGTATCGTATGGTTCTGCCTGACCGCGAGGGTGAGGAGGATGAAGCACCCTTTGAGCTTTATACGCTTGACCCGCGTGACAGCTTTGTTGTCTACTCTACGGATATTGGCAATAAGCCCTTGCTGGGCGTTAAGTATTGCGTCGATGATGAGAACATAGAGCACTATTCGATGTATACAGAGAATATGTGCTATCGTCTTGACGGCGTAACGCTGACCTCTGAACCTCATGCTCTGGGTATGATACCTATTATCGAGTATCCTGCCAATGACGCAAGACAAGGCGCGTTTGAAATCGTTCTGCCGCTGCTGGACGCTATCAACAACGTAGAGAGTAACCGCATGGACGGTATCGAGCAAATCGTTCAAGCGTTTATGAAGTTTATTAACTGCGATATTACCAAAGAGGAATACGAAGATTTCCTTGAAATGGGTGCTATCAAGGTTAAGTCGAATGACGGCGTGGACGCAGATGTTGACATGGTGACGTGCGAACTGAACCAGAGTCAGACGCAGACTTATAAAGATGATTTGTATGACGCTGTGCTTACTATTTGCGGTATGCCAAACCGCAATGGCGGTTCGTCCACCTCAGACACTGGTAGCGCTGTGGTACTGCGTGACGGCTGGTCGGACGCTGAAACCCGTGCAAAGCGGAGTGAGAACATCTTTAAGAAGTCCGAAAAGCAAATGTTGAAGCTGGTGCTGCGTATCTGCCGTGACCTCTCCCCGCTTGATATTAAGGTATCGGCGCTCGACATTAAATTCACGCGCAGGAATTACGAGAATATCCAGACCAAAGCGCAGGTGCTTGTTTCCATGCTGGCGCAGACCAAAATTCACCCTGAATTGGCATTCCAGCACTGTGGCCTCTTTAGTGACGCGGAGGGTGCTTACAAGATGAGCATGACCTACTATGAGGAACAGCAGCAGAAGCTATTAGAACAGCAGCAGCAAGCCGCTCTTTCTAATCAATCTAATCAGAATGACAAGAAAGATGATAAGCAGCAAAATGACGATGTTAAGCAGTAATGCTTGATATACAACAGGTTAGAGAAAACCTTTATAATCGCAATATAGCGGAGAGAACCGCTCAATTAAACGCAGAAATATGCGGAGAGAACCGCTTCACCAAACGCAGGAGGACACTATGGCTAAGATTGATTTTTCTAAAATCGAGGGCTGGGATAAAATGACCCCCGAACAGAAGTTAAAAGCTCTGGAAAGCTATGAAACGCCTGACCCCGATTACAGCGGCTATGTCAAGAAAGAGGTGTTTGACAAAACCGCCTCGGAGCTGGCAGAGAAAAAGAAAGAGCTGACGGCGAAAATGACCGAGGACGAGAAGCAGAAGCAGGCCGACAAGGAGGCTCGCGAGGATTTGGAGAAAAAGTATAATGCTTTACTCCATGAATCGCAGGTATCTAAGTTCAAGGCAAAATTGCTTGGCATGGGTTATGAGGATAAGCTGGCAGAGGCAACCGCTGAAGCTATGGCAAACGGCGATACCGATACCGTCTTTGCTAATCAGCAGAAACATCTCGCTGCATATGAGAAGAAAATCAAGGCCGAAGTTCTCAAATCGACCCCGCCGCCCGTGGGTGACGGAGATAAAGACGCTGGTATGACGCTTGAAAAGCTGCGTAAGCTGAGTTCGGCAGAACGTGAAGCGTTTGCTCGTAACCACGCTGACGAGTATAAGGCGTTGTATACAGGCGAAAACAACGCGAGTGCGCAGTAATGGAAGAATGGCGGAATATTTACGGGTATGAAAATGAATATCAAATTAGCAATTTGGGAAATGTGCGGAGGGTTAATGGTCAAATCATTCATCCGTCGCTATCGTCAAAAGGCTATTTGAGAGTTAATTTATACCGTGATGGAAAGTACAGGACTTGTTTTGTTCATAAATTGGTTTTGCAATCTTTCACTGATTCTGCGACTTGGCTTGAGGAAGTCAATCACAAGGATTACGACCGCACAAACAACCACCTTGATAATTTAGAATGGATAACTCATGCTGACAATGTTAGATACAGCGTAGTAAATAGACCCAGACATTACGTTCGTAAGGCGTTCACTCCTATAAAGAATTTCAGAAGAGTTGAACAACGAACACAAGAGGGTGTTTTAGTCAAAACATGGGACAATTTATCTACTATTGCTCGTGTTACAGGTTATCATTCGGGAATTATTAAGAAATGCTGTGAACATCAACCCCACTACAAATCAGCGCACGGCTATGTTTGGCAATATGCACTGGATTAAAAAGAAAGGAGAAAGAGTATGCACAAAATCTATGATAACTTCTATCTCTCCAATGAGATTGAAGACCAGTACAACAGTCACATTAACTTGCAGCAGTTCTGTACTGTCGATAACTCGCTTGTCGGCACTGCGGGCATGAAGCGCAAGATTAACGTGTACAAGGCCACTGACGGCACCGAAAAGGTGGCTATGGGCGAGGGTAACACCAAGGATATTGAGGTTACTTATACGCAGGAGGAATACGAAATTCTGACTGCGCAGAACCGCTTCAAGTATTACGATGAGCAGGAAATGACCGACCCTATGCTTGTCCCTGTTGGCGTTAAGCACATGGGTACTGATATGTTCAATACCGTAAATGCTGATATTTTCGCGGAGTTTAACAAGACCACGCAGGCTGTCACTGCCACTAAGCTTGATTTTGACGCATTCGCTGACGCAGTGGCCGCTCTTAATATTGAGAGCACCGATAATGACCCTGCCAAGGTTGCGCCTATTGCGTTTGGCTTTGTCTCTCCCTCCGACATGGCGGCGCTGCGTAAGAACCTGAAAGATACTTTGCAGTATGTCGAAGCGTTTGCGCGCACTGGCTATGTTGGTACTGTTGCTGGTGTTAATCTTTATGTAAAGAAAGACGCAGTAAGCGGCACGGTCATTGTGGCTACCAAAGAGGCTGTGACCCTGTTCAACAAGAAGGGTACTGAGGTTGAGCAAGACCGTGACCCCGATGTTCGCCAGAATACCATTTGGAGCAGAAAGTATTATCTGGCTGCTCTGACCGACGAAACCAAGGCTGTAAAGATTACCGTTTCTGCGGCCTAAGTAAAGGAGAGTGGACAACATGACTGACGCTGAAAAGCTGACTACGCTGAAAGTAATGGTTGGCGGTTCTGATACCGATGAAGTGTTGTCCACCTACCTTTTAATTGCTGGAAAGAAAATACTTGCCCGTGCTTATCCTTATGACAGCACCAAAACTGATGTTCCTGCACAGTACGAGTTGCTGCAATGTGAAATTGCCGCGTACCTGCTGAACAAGCGCGGTGCAGAGGGACAGACCTCTCATTCCGAAAACGGTACTGCCCGTGCTTATGAAAATGCTGACGTACCTACGTCAATGATGAGTGTTATCACTCCACACGTCGGAATACTGGTGAGAGGTGAATCGACATGAATTATCGTCATGGTGACGCACGAGCTGGAAATACAGGGCGTTTGTATCGAACGTGGTGTCATATCATAGGACGGTGCTGTAACCCGTCAGATGAACGATATTCGTTCTACGGTGGTCGTGGCATAAATATTTGTGCAGAGTGGCGTAACGATTATTTGGCGTTCAAAGAATGGGCGTTGAATAATGGTTATCGAGATGATTTAACGATTGACCGCATAAATAATAATGCCGATTACGAGCCGTCTAATTGCCGCTGGGTAGATAATAAAACGCAATGTAATAATC